AGCATTACTTCATCTAGCTCTAATAATTGTTGTGGCGCGATCCCGAGTCTGACACTTAATTTAGCAATCAGATAGGTGATCGAGTCGCGCCCTAAGCCAAAGGGTCGTCATCAAGAACTTCGACAGATGCCAAAGTTTCAATGAACTGATCTCCAAAAGGCTTTACAGTTTCACCCGAACGACGAATGGCTTCCCAAGCAAGGAAAAATACGTCCGACTGCCGTTGATCTTCAATGAAAGCTTTGTGAAAACCCTTTTTCGCATGAATCTCAAAAGCGTATTGAATAATTGGAGTAATTGCATATTCTCCAACTGTTCCGTCTACTCTCGTTACTTTTAGTTTTGCCATTCTTTGCCCCTTTGTTTAGTTTTTTAGAAAGTACCTGATGTGGCTACTGCAACTGTTGAGTTAGCGGTAAATGTGATTGATTGTGTACCAATATCGCCAACAGCACCATTGATGTCTGTTGTGTTATTGACTAGCAATGAAACTGTGTAAAGAGGGTTTGTAGCAGAAACTGCTGTTCCCTTTGTCTGTAGGAATACGCAAGTAACAGTTGTTCCCCATGCAGCTTGAAGTGTTGCAAGAACATTCGCTGATGCTGTGTCATTGAGGAAGTCGATTGTAACTGTTGATGCTTCCAAGCCTTTTACGAACTTGTGAGAAGAATCGCCCATTGCTGTTACTTCGAGTTCATCAAATGAACGATTGATTGTTACTGCTGTTACATGGTCAGAAAGATCAACAGAGTTAATCTTAACGCCTACATTGTTGTTCAGAAATACAGCCATTAGGATTATTCCTCGTCTTTCTTAGTAGATGCTGGCTTTGGTGCTGAAGTAACCTGCCCGATTTTCTTCAGGAAGGCTTCGTTTTCTTTTTCCCATTCGGACATTTTAGCTCCAGGTAGTTAGAACGGATAGTGACATCTCGCAAGTAAGCAGGTCACCAGATGCGGCGTTCAGAACGCTTGGCTGGCTGACTGCTCCCACATTATAAGTCAATGTAGATGCTGCGAGTTTGTTGAACACGCCAACTAAGGCATCTTCAATTCCATTGAGGTTTCCTTCGTTGTCGAATAAAGGCACACAGATTAGAATCCGAAAGCGCGCCGTTGGTGCAATCGTATTGTGCTGGTTATTATTCGGTTCTAGATAGGGATCATCGGGTGAAACAATTACAGAGTTTGCAAGAACTGTGGCTGGCGGGAACGCAAAAACCTGCCACTTTGTATTATCGACTAAAGCAGTCGCAATCGTGGTTCTAAGAGTAGTGAGAGCAACTGGCATTATCCGACCATCGAACGCGGATCAAGGGCGTGAGCAATGAGCCCGCGCACTTTCGCCAAGAGTTGCGCGGACATTCTGTATGGTGAAGGCTGAAAATCTACTGTATTGGCACCATTAAGGGTTGTAGTGCGTGCTTGCCAAATTTCAATACTTATCATCAATGCCGCATTCTGGATTGCTGTATCTGTTGTCCAGTCTGTGTAAGTTGTTGTGGAAACTGTGCCATAAGGAAAAATAGGATGATAAGCCTGAGTGCCTGTGTGATTAGTTGTCACACTTATTGAATAATCGCCTACCGCTGTAATTGTTTTAGTGCCATTATATGACGCACCAGAGTTAGCAATAGTTACGCTTTGACCTACATAAAAAGTGTCATAAACAGATTCATTAAAATATAAAGTGCCTGTGGCTGGAACGTTGCTGTGAGCTACAGCAAACCATTTAGGAGCCCATAGCATTGGAAGTAGGACTGCATCTGCTGCGTCACACACTTCCTGCAAAACGGCATCTGTGTACAACGTGCCGACTCCGAGAGTTGTGCGGAGTTCTGAAACTGTTGTCAATGCCATCTGCAATCCTTTCTAAAGACTGGGAGCGGAGCAAGGGCTGCGCCCCGCTCCCAGCGACTTAGGGTGTTTCTATCAGGTTAGGTTAAACCAGTTTGCTCCTGCTGCAAGCTTTGTAGCAAGTGCGCCCTGACCGAACAGTAGAATGTCTACAGTTCCGTCAGAGTTAATGTTTGTGCGAAGTTGCTGACGAGCACCCTCGTACCATGTGTAAGCATCTGGGTTGATAACAGCCATTGAATAATCTGCTGTTCCTACTCCACCAGAACCCTTCATGTAACGAGATACACGAAGATCAAGACCTGCAACATTACCGCGCAAGCTTGTTGGTGAAAGTGCTCCTGCATTATTTTGAGGATTTGCAGCGATGTAAATTGGTCGCCCAGCATCATTGTATGACATGATGTTAGCCCACTGCTCTGGTGTGACAACCATGTTGCGAGCAAAACCAAGTGAGGCTGAATAAACAGCTGCCGCTGCACTTGATACATAACTTAGCAAACCTGTTGCTGAGTTAGCCTGTGCTGTTGCGTTAAGAGTACCTGCGCCTTGAATAGCAGTTGTTACAAATTCTTCAGTATCTTTTGCGTAAGCAAATTCCATCTGAACAAGAAGCTCATCTAGAAATGCAGGTGTTGAATTTGTTAGGAGTTCTAGAGTAGTGATTGCACGACCCTTAAAGGACTTCTTTGTTACTGTGATAAATGATGCTTCGAGTTGTGATTCTGTTACTGGGCTGTTTTCATCGATTTGATCGACTAGAGGCACTTCAGTAATCTTTGGAAGCTCAAAAGTTTTTCCAAATTCTGGCATTGCGCCACGAGAAATCGAATCAATCATTGGACGATCTGCGTTTGAAAGGAAGTTAAGAAGTTGTGTGCTTTGTGGTGTTGGAATGAAACCTGCACCTGTTGATTGGTCATTGTCAGCAGCGCGTAGCCATTGACGAGCTTCATCATCGCCGTTTAGGTTTGCCTTGATTGTGTTTTCCAAGTAGTTACGCTTTGTAACTTCAATTCTTGGAGTTGTATATGCCATTGCAGTAACAGTTGGACGAGCAGCTTCAACCGCTGCTGCTTCCACTTCTGGTGCTGCAACTGTCTCTGGAGTATTCTCCACAGCTGTCTCGCTTTCGTTTGATGGTTGGGTTTCTGTTGCTGCTTCGGCTACTTCTTCAGTTTCCTCTGCCGCGATATCAGTAACTTGAGCAGACTTAAAGGCTGGCTCTGTTACTAAACTTACTTCCATGAGTTTTGCTGCGGTGACATGGATGACACCTTTTTGAATTGATGACTTTAATACTTCTACGCCTACTGAAAGTCCAGCTTGTAATCCTTCGCTTGCAAGGATAAGAGCATCTGTTCCGCGTGATGAATTGCTAATTTTGAATGATGCAAAGATTGCTTCATCTGTTTCTGTAAAAGATTGAGCGCGGCCTAATGGGGCCTTGACATCGTGCTGACTGAGTAGTCGCACAGTCTTTGGTTCTGGAATCTCGATTGATCCGCGCTCAAATACTACTGGGCCAGCGGATGTGTTACCTGTTTCAGTTCCAAGAGGAACAATCTTTCCGCTGATTTGTCTAGTTTCGCTTGATGCCTGAACATCAGCAGCGAAGGCTGCATCGAAGGTAATCTTCAAGATGTCATCCCCTCATTTCCGTTAGGTGTTTGATCTGTCATTTCCATCGCTTGTTCTACTGTGATGAGTCCAAGTGAAAGCAGTTTTTCAATAACTAATAATTCTTGTAATGGGTCTTGGCGCAAAAATGTGTCATTGATTGCAAATTTAACTACATTGCCACGCGCTGTAATGTCGTCCATAGATAGACGATCTTCAATCGCCGAAATGAATGGCTGTAAAGAGTACGAGACGAAATCTTTTCTAGAATCTAACAAATTGCTATATGTGTAACTTGAGTTCATGTCTGCTGAAACATATATTGCAGGAACGTTGCACATTCTTGCAATTTCAGTAGCCATGAATTGTTTTGCTTCGTCATACATCATGTCTTTGGGTGAGAATGAAACTGGTGTGTAATCAAGAGTGCTTGTCAAATAAGCAGTTGAACGATTTTGTCGAGCAGACTTCCATGCAGCTAATAATCCTTGAACTTCTTTAGGATCAAGGTCAGCCCCTGAGTTCTTGATAAAGCCACCTGGTTGTGGAGTTTGTGCCGCTATGGATGCTGCCTTGTCAATGTCAATAGCTGACTGAATTGTTCTCGCTCCACGTGAAAGAATACCTTCATCAAGTGCTTGGAATGTAACTAAACTTCCCAAACCTTCCATTGGTACAGATGAGCCATCCACATAATAATTTGTGACATAGACATTATGAATATCTAAATCAAATGTCACGCGAGTATTAGCAATCCATTCAAACCTTGCTGGACGGCCATCATCTGCATACAATTCCGTAACGCGCCAATATGCTAAGCCATACATAAGCAATGAATCAACAGTCCAGCTAATAGTTACGGCGCGTGGTTGTGATTTAGATGGTTGTTCTAACCACAGCGGTGATCCAAGTTCTTCGCCAGTTGATTTACGATAAAGTTCTAAAGGTAATGATGCAATAGTTCCAGCAATTAGGTTGCGACATCTGGCAACAGTAGGAACTGACATTGCGGCATTGCGGTGAACATTGACAAATCCATAATTGTAAAGAGTTTGACTATCGCCCATAATCTGTGGGGCGTACTGCGCTAATATAGAAGATTTTGGTTCTGGCTTATTGCGCGAAAAAATACCCATATAGACATCTTACCATACTTTGTCTAATTCTTGACAATTTTGTGTCGTTGTGTCTAAGCAAATATCTGGGGTGTCGATTGTGGTTGAGATAATCGACTTACCACCATTGCCAAGCCGATAGGTCCAACAATCGGACCAGCACTAGCTTTGCGGATTAAGCGCCAAGATGAATCTGTGCTTTTTGCTCCGCAATTTTGCATTTGTTGATCAAGGACATCTTGCCCAGCATGAACAACTCTCTTATTGTCGATTTGGTCTTTGAGGGTTGAGCAAGCGGCATAGAACTCAGCTCCTACGATTGTTTCTACCATTACGCCGGATTTCTGTAATCTCTCAGCTACTGCAAGCGTCGTGTAACGATCGTACAAAACAACTCTAGGTTTGTACGAATCGCACCAGCCCTTAATCTCGGCAGCAATCTTTAATTCGTCTACTGAAATTTGTGATTCCCAAGTTTGGACTAATGCCACGCCAATTCGACTATCTGGCAAAATCTGTCCTGCTATAAGTGCGGCATTTTTTCTGCTCATGTCAATATCGAAAGCAAAGACTGTTAAAGGTCCAGGACTCATCTCCATCGATCTATCGCATATATCTTCCCAAGAACCAGGAGTAAAGGGGCTGCTGATTGACGAAATCCATTGACAAAGGGTTTCGGTTCTTGCCGCTTCCATTGTCGATGTTGCAATCGTCTCCTCGATGGCCTCTTCAGGAATTAAATATCCAAGTGACGGATTTGCCATAGCCCAAGCCTTACGATCCCAAATGTCGCAGAATGGTGGTGCGCTGTATTCATAGAATCCCAAAGACTTAGGTGGATGGTTTAAGCATTGCTCGTGTAGGTCATTAAGCACTTTCGAAAAAGCATCGCCAGCATTACTAGTAAATAGTCGCTGAGAGTTAGGTCTGGTCAATGTAACGCTTTTAGAAGCATCCATTGCAACTTCTGTAACTTCTCGTAATTCGTCAATCCATAGAAGGTCTGCGGTTCTGCCACGCGCTCCATCGGATGTAGCTGCTACAACTTCTACTTGCGCCCCTGATTCAAGGATTATGCGCTCATCACCATTGGTTCTACGGATTCCTTTCTTAGGGTCGCCATTCTTTAGCTGAACACGAAGAAAGTCATTGCGTTCGATGATGTCTGCAATAATGTTGAAAGATTTAAGAGCCATTGATCTATTTGATGACATCATAAGAATATCCTTTTCGCCAAAGCAGAATAACCCTGCTAAGACACGCATACGTGCTAGATGGCTCTTTCCGGACTGCCTAGCTATTAACAGCAATGTGCTGCGCTTGATGAATTGATTATTGCTATCAACTGTGAGCATATCTTTGAGAATTAGCTTCTGCCATTCAAGTAATGGCTGACCAATCTTCTCAGCTAACTCAATGACTTCATCGACTCTAGATTTACCTTTAAGCCAAGGACTGTGAAGCCTTGGTTTCAAATCCCCAACAAGCTTCTTCTTCTTTTTGCTTTGAACTGTCATAGTTCTGGTTTAGGTTGTCCAGACATCGGACCGGCTTGGACCGAACTGGTGGTCTTCGGGGAAAGATTGGCAGGAAAGACAGGGGGGGTGAACTTGCGTGCTAAAAAAACGCCTTCTGAGCGTGAACCCTTCATGCTATTGCAGCGTCTGCACGCACTCACTAAGTTCTCGGGATTCATGGCCATGTCTGGGTTGTTCTTGATGCTATGCACATGGTCCACAGTATCTGCATCTTGTCCGCAGTAGGCACAGATGTATTGATCCCTTGCAAGGATAGTCTTACGCAACGCACGCCATGCTCTGCTATCTCTGGGGTCATTGACTCGTTTGTTATATCTTGTCAATGCCATCCTTTACGCTTCCAATGATCTAAAGCTTTACATGTATTGGGTTGCATACCCTCTATTGTACGCACATAGCCATACCTATGTCCGATATAGCGTAAGCCCCAATCAATCTGTTGTAATGGATTAGCTGTACGTAACCATTCACTCTTACCTTGAGGTATCCCATAGACTCTTTGAGTACCTTCTAAGTTACCTACTGCTTTCCAATTCCATGCTGATTCTTTGCCATATAGAACTGCTAAACATTTGTAGTTCTTTGTAGTTAATTGTCCTTTAGCATATTGCTTAGATGTTATGCGTGTTGTTGGATCGTTTGTCGCACTTGCTGCTGAACCTATGGAGAAGCATAGAGCTATCCCCAACACGATTGCTACCGAGCGAACTAACCGCTGAGCGGTTCGCTCTGAGCACCTGGTGTGCTCTAGCCCTCTGAGTGTACTGGTCATGTCAAATCCATTTCTATAAGTGCAGGTCAGGACGGCGTTTCTTAATTGTCTAAGTGCGCTCCTTCATCTGGACATGTAGCAAAGTAGAAACATGGGCAATCCTCATCATTGATTCTTGTCATTTGTATAAAAGCCCTTTCCTTTAAACACTAAGCCAGGCACTGAATAGATGCGATTAGCTTGTGCGCCGCAATCTGTGCATCGAACTAAATCATGATCCATAGATAATTCAAGCTCCATCTGTGTATTACATAATGGACAACGATATTCATACATTGGCATTAGACGCTTCTTTCCCACAGGCTTTGCACTCCCATTGTTTAATCTTCCAATTACCACATGAATCACATCTAATGCTTGCAGCTTCCCAGTCGAACTTATCTGGAATCTTTTCGTAGCCAGCCTTTCGTAGAAGCTCCACCAGATCACCTAACGGCAACATACAGACGAATTGCTCGACTGATGCAGTTCCCATTCCATTAAGTCTGAAACACGCAAATCCCAATTCCCCCGATTTGGAAGTACGTGCTTTAATCTGGCGGAGCGTTCCACTTATGTCTAGGGAGTTACGAGCTTTGATCTCGATGTCGAACGGAACACCAAGAACATCCTTCCCTTGACCTCGACCTACGCTAGCGTGTGGCCACCATTGCTGCAAGAACGATGCCACCAGCCTTTCA